AAGCAGATCAGAACATTATAAACATACTATCTAACGCAAAGCGTCAATTTGAAATACCGCCACGCGAGATGATGGTTACACCAGACGATGTAGACGCTATTCTCAGCGAATCTAATTCAGAAGGAGTAGCATAATGGCTAAAAAATATCTACCTCAGAGATGGCAACCTGGTGATACACCATACGCAGTATTCTTAAAAAATTTACGGGACAATGACCCTGAAGGGTATCAAGCACATTTACTTGAACGCAAACAACGCAAACTTATTCGTAATGCTATGAAAGAAGTAGTGGATGCCCAACAAGCAAAATGGATAGCAATGTTTCACAACTCTGCTCTAAAATTATTGGAAAAAGCTGTTGAGTCAGGTGATGCTGCCGCTTACGCTATACTTCATGATAGGTATATTGGTAAACCTGCTGAAACTATCAACTCTGACACTAATCTGATATTACCCTGGGCTGATGATGTGACAGACACAGACACAGATACGGACACAGGCGAGACTCAGGTCCCAATACAGTAAAATATGCCATTGTCTAAATGTCAGAGCAAGATATTTAATTCTACTTCACGATTTAGAGTAGTGGCCGCAGGTAGGCGAGGTGGTAAGACTTATCTTGCCATGACAGAGTTGGCTCGTGCTGCGAGATACCCAAATAAGAACGTATGGTACGTTTCTCCATCCTACCGCCGATCTAAACAGATTATGTGGGACCAACTAAAAGGCAAACTTATTGCTGTAAACTGGATTGACAAGGTGAATGAATCAGACCTATCACTCCTGTTAAAGAATGGAAGTAAGATAGCATTACGTGGTGCTGACAATTTTGACTCACTACGCGGTGTTGCTCTAGATTTTTTGGCAATGGATGAATTTGCCTATATTGATAAACGAGCCTGGACAGACGTATTACGTGCTACTCTATCTGACAGAGAAGGTAGGGCATTATTCATCACCACACCATCTGGCACAGCTAACTGGGCATACGATTTATATCAACGTGGTAAAAATCCTGCTGACACACATTGGCAGTCATTCCAATATACTACTGCTGAAGGTGGGATGGTTAGTCTAGATGAAATTGAACAGGCTAGACAAGACCTTGATGAGAGAACATTCAGACAAGAATATGAATCAAGTTTTGAATCGTATTCAAATCGCTGCTATTATGCCTTTGACATAGAGCAAAATGTTAAACAGTGGGACAAACCCATCCCAAGCATATTGCATATTGGTTGTGACTTTAATAACTCGCCAATAACTGCCGCAATTTTCAGCGTTGATAATGGTGTAATGCATCTTTTTGATGAAATCAATATGAATACGTCCAACACTGATGAATTGGCAGAGGAGATTCGCAATCGTTATCCATCACAAAAAATTATTATGTATCCAGACCCATCTGGAAAAAGAACTTATACTTCTTCAGGTGGACGGTCAGACCATACAATATTGACTAACGCTGGGTTTATTGTAAAAGCACCAAATAAGCATAACCATGTTCGCGACGGTATAAATGCTGTGAACAGTAAGTTAAAAAATTCTTTGAATGTTAGGACACTGTTTGTCAACCCAAAATGTAAAAAATCAATCGAATCCCTTCTGAAATATTCCTATAAAGATGGGACACAAGTACCAGATAAAGACAATATTCACGACCACATGGCAGATTCAATACGGTATGCGGTAGATTATCTGTTCCCAGTTAAACGAGTATATGGTGACGATAAACTACAACCACAGCGATGGGGTGCAGCACTCGCATAATAATTCAGAATAATTGATAATAAATTTGAATAAATACTTCACTAGGACAATAATATGGCAACAAATAACACAGTCTCAAGTTTCCCAACAATGGCTTCATTCTCAACAGAACAAATTGACCAGATTTTATCTGGAAATTATCTATACGAGCAGAATCATGCTAGATGGACATTCTTATTAAATTCATTCCTTGGTGGAGCGAATTATAAAAAAGGAAAATATCTAACACGCTATCAACTTGAATTAGATAAGGAATATGAAGCTCGAATTGATGCTACCCCACTTGACAATCAATGTGCGTCAGTTATCTCCATCTATAACTCCTTCCTGTTTAGGCTACCTCCAGAACGTGAATATGGATCTATCTCCAATCTACCAGAGTTAGCAGACTTTATTAAAGACGTTGACTATGAAGGTCGCTCTCTCGACAATTTTATGAAAGAAGTGTCCACCTGGTCTAATGTATTTGGGGCGTGCTGGGTTATTGTGTCTAAACCAAACATTGGTGCTATTACAAAAGCAGATGAATTGGCGGTAAACCTGCGTCCATATTTGTCTATCGTCACTCCACTAACAGTATTAGATTGGAAATGGAATAGAGATGTAACAGGTAGATATAAGTTAGATTATCTAAAATATATCGAGGATGTAAATGGCGATATTTTAACCATAAAGATTTGGACCAACGAAACTATTGAAACGTATACGATTGACTCGTCAAACAAGGTTATGGTCAATACGAGTTCTGAAGTAAACCAAATTGGTGTAATCCCTGCTGTCCAGGCTTACAGTAATAGAAGCATGATAAGAGGTCTTGGTATATCTGCTATCAACGATATCGCAGACTTACAGCGGTCAATCTATAACTCATTGGCTGAATCAGGTGAAAGTATTAGACTTGATTCTCACCCATCGTTAGTTAAGACTCCAGACACTGCTGCTGGTGTTGGTGCAGGCGCGATCATTCATATGCCCGACAATTTAGACCCAGCACTTAAACCTTACGTGCTAGATTTTGCAGGTGCTAATATAGACAATATCTATAAAACAATTGACTGGGCAGTGGGTGCTATTGACAAAATAGCAGCATTGGGCGCAGTTCGCTCCACTCAATCATCTGCTATGAGTGGTGTTGCTCTTGACACAGAATTTCAATTATTGAACGCAAAGTTGTCAAATCTAAGTGCTAATTTAGAATTGGCAGAGGAGCAGATTTGGAGACTGTGGTGTCAATATCAGAGCCAACAATATGACATGACTATTACCTATCCGTCATCGTTCTCATTACGAGACACCAAGGATGAAATCATACAATTAAAAACCGCATCAGAATGTGGTAGTGTAGACCCTCGTGTAAGAGCAGCGATTGACGCAGAGTTGCTAGATTGGTTTGATTTATCTGAGGATGAATTAGCAGCTATTGAAGATAAAGCTCTGCTAAACCCAGAATCAGTTGATGAACCTAGTGGAAATCCATCAGGAACCCCACCAACCTATTTAGATATTGCCGACCAGAATAGTTTGGCATAAATAAAGACGATAAAAATACTTTTTGTAAAAGGAAAATGCCACAATGACAACAAATTCATTGGATAACGGGAATACTGGAACGCCCGATAATGTTAACCAGGATGGGCAATCAGACGTTAAACCTAGTAAGACTTATACGCAAGAGGAATTTGACAGACACATGTCAGGACTAAAACAGTCCCTAACTAAAAAACTGTTAAAACCTTATGAAGATCTTGGTGATATTGAAGAACTTCGCCAGTTAAGATCAGAAGCAGAGCGTGTCAAACAAGAAAACGCATTAAAGCGTGGTGAGTTTGAAACGATTCTTAAAGATAGTATTGCTAAGAAGGACGCTGAAATTGCCAAACGTGATGCAGTCATTCAAGGTTATAAAATTGACGTACCTTTAGTAAATGCTGCTGCCAAATTTAGAGCAGTCAATGCTGAACAAGTAAAGCAGTTGCTAAAGTCATATACGAGGTTGAATGCGGAAGGTGAAGTTGAAGTGGTATCGACAGATGGGAAAGTTCGATATAATAGTGACAACGGTAATGCACTTACTGTTGATGACTTAGTAAAAGAATTTCTCGATTTAAATCCCCATTTCATAGCTGCCACACCGACAACAGCGAATACAAAGTCGTCAGTAAGTGCAGACAACCCTGGAAAAATTGATATCACAAAATTAAATATGCAGAACCCAGAGCACCGTGAGATTTACAAAAAGTATCGTAAAGCAAACGGTATAACATCTTAACTTAAAGGAATTTAAATCATGGCTAATGAAACCACATCCACAAGTCTAAACGACTTAATCCCATCTATCATCGCAGAAGCAATGTTCGTCGCAAGCGAACGCAGCATTATGCGTAATCTAGTAAAAAACTTTGCTGTCCCATTTGGCACAGGTAAAACTGTTACAGTTCCACGCTACGGCATACAAACCGCCCTTCCTGTGGCAGAAGACGAAGACCTATTAAGCAAGGTTGTGT